CTCAATCTCTGAGATGGGTAACCCGGGGTTTCAGTACCATCAAGCAATTCTGCAAGGTGCTGATCCCATATAAGTGCGACCCTGGTCGGGTCGACACTGGGACTGATGTCTGGATTCTCATACAATCTGGAAACCAGATCGTAGAGAAGATCCTCATCAAGGTCACCACAAGCTACAGTTAGCTTATGGCGATCTATGGTTGTGGAACTGGGGCGAGCCCTCAGCTCCCTTTCCATGTCCCTAGAGACAATAGCTTGCATGAGCTCGAATGGTAGTCTTTCCTCAATAGAAAGACCTTCGGGATTTCTCCCGATTCCGTAAGGTTCAGGAAGTGCAAGCACCTTCTGAATCAGCGGATAGTCTTTCATACCCTTAGTGAGACCGGGGTACCACCATGCCTCCAGATCAAGAAGGTTGTCTTTCTCAAAAGGATTCCATTTTGGAATCCAGAAGGAAAGATCCTTCAAGAAGGTCTTCCCAGCAAACTGGGCGACCTTTTTGGAAGCGAAGGATTTCTTGGCAGAAATGGGAATTTCCCACTTGTCAAGAACTTCCTTGTACCTCTGGGCAAGAGCCTCGTCTAAGATGACAACATCGTCACCAAGGACGTAGAACTTCTTGTCCCATCTCATCTCATTAAGGATGAAGAGGAGAAGACCATGAGAAATGGCGAAGAGAAAGAAACTAGGGCCAAGGCCTAAGGGTTGTCCCTTAGTCCATTGGATATTGGCAATCACTTGACTGCCTGTTTCCATAGCCCAATGACCTTTCTCTATGATTTCACAGAACAAATCCCTTGACTGAATGCTCTGAAATTTGGGTTTTATCAACCCAAACAGAACATGCTTCTGCCAGTGCCACGGAAAGTGGTCTGTAGCAGAAGTCAAGTCAAAGGAAAATACTGTGGAACCGTTGGTTAGATGTTCGGAAATTGCTTTATCAGCCTTACGCTGATCATGGGTACAATCCCATGGCAACTTCTTACAAACATCTGCTAAAGCCCATTTTAATGGGTCCAAAGCTCTCTGGAACACAAGATTGGGAGCGGCAAAATACCGTTCCTTCAGTCCTGGGTTCTCCGTCACGTGTATATAACCAACAAGCCTGTCCGCAGGCAAGTGGTTAGCATACCTGACGGAATACACAGAGCCGTAAACCTCATTCGGATCCAATATAGGATCATATGAGGGATCGTGCTCTATGTCAACAGAGAAACCAACCGCCTTTTGCATGAGAGGCCGAAACCTCCTTGCAAAATGCCCTTTAAAGGAATAGTAGATATCCCAAGGAAGTTTCTCTGCCGAAGTCTTCTTCCCAGGAAGAACCTGAAGAAGAGGAATCGGCTCAGAGATTTCCAATTGCTTCAGAAGCCTTAAGGTTTCCAAAGCAGGATAAATACGATTCCTGATCCGAAGCATTTTCGCAGGTTGCGAATGTATGCTTTGGAGGGCTTTTCTCATGCCCATGGGTGATGGTCTGCGATAGGTAACTGTTGTGTACATCTGCAGAAGGAAAAGAACGGCCTTGAGATTTCTCTCACTGCTCATTCCAATCCTAAACAGACGTCCAAACAGACCACGCAGATTACCACGGCGGGTTGAAGAAAACCACTCTGGTTTACCGGTCAATTGACCGGCGGAGTAGGACTGCAATAAGCAATCCCTGAACTCCTTGAACCGAGTAACAGCCCATTCGGGTCCCGAAC